CAAGGCGCAAAGCCGAAGCTGATTTATATTTTAGTATTTGAGCCGCTGAGGGATTCGAACCCTCATCTCCCTGACCAATCAGGGGCGTTATCCCGAGCCGGTATTCATTCCCGGTTACGCCAAGCGGCTATCCAACTGCCATCCCCTTTAAATTACTAATTACTTACTAAAGTTAATAATAATTAAATGGCAATGAGTTTAAAATAAACTTACCTGAGCCTTTTCACTTATGGCTGCTTTTAAATTAGCTTTCGCCAAATCATAATAACTTTCCTTTAATTCAAATCCAATACCTTTCCTTTCCATTTTTACTGCTTGATATACTTCGCTGCCTATACCCATAAACGGAGTAAATACGACATCTTTCTTATTTGAATAAAGTAAAATTAATCTTTCAATGGTATCTAATTGTAAAGGGCAGATATGTTTTTCATCATTTTCTTCTCTGCCATTACGATATCCTTGCAGTGTATTTGAATAATTTATATCCATCCATACAGGTGATGCTATCTTTTGCCATAAATCAACGCTCAAATTAGTATTGGTTACAGGATCTGTCCTTTCCCCATCCTTTCTGAATATCAATACATAGTCAGGAATACCTACACGGCTCATGGTTGAATCTTTTTTAACTTGTTTATGCAGCAATCCAAGAGCTTTTGTTCTTTGCATTTCAACAACTGGATCTTTCCAAATGGTCACACGAGAAGCATAAATAAATCCAGCATCTTCAAAAACTTTAAGAATCATTCCTGAAAAGTCACGAAGTCCGATAAATCCTTCCTTGCCTTTTTGTATTGGTAAATCCATACAATGTACGCATACATTACGGCCTTGTTTCATTATGCGATATAATTCTTTTACTAAATAGCCGAATTGGGTTAAAAATTCATTATAATCTTTTGAATTACCCATATCTTCAACATGGCTGCTATAAGTATAAAGTTCAGCAAATGGTGGTGAAAATACGCTCAACCCAACGCTTTCATCTTCTAATTCAGATATTAATTGAACGCAATCACCTCGCTTTATTTTATACCATTCATTAGATTCTTCATTGATGTCGTAGTTTGCCATTGTCATTTTACTGCCATTAAGATTTTCATTAATAGCATTGCTCATTTCGTTTTGCATAATTTCAAATTGTTTTTGTTTTTGGTTAATTGATTCATTTACATTTTTCATAGTATCGGTAGTTATAAGAAATATATTCACTTCGTTTTTTTGCCCAAATCTATATGATCTACGGATTGCCTGATACAATCCTTCAAAGCTAAAATCTAATGAAGCGAATATTTGATTTCGGCAATTTTGATAATTAAGGCCAAATTGCGCTATTTTGGTTTTTGTAATAAGTACCCTAAATTCGTTATTTGCAAATCCTAATAACATTTTTTCTTTATATTCAGGAGAATCAGATCCCTTAACTTCTATTGCATCAGGAATTAATCTTTTAAGTAATTCACCTTCCTCATTTTGTTTTATCCAAATTATAAAATTTTCTTCTGATTCATTTACGATTTTAACGGCCTCATCTAATCTTTCAATCTTTGTTAATCTTAGCTCCTGATTAAAGTTAGTCGCTGATATTATGGCATCATTAAAAAGTAGGCCATTATTACGTTTTTTAGTTTTAATTTCTTTTTCTATAAGATTAAGTGTTGGCAGATTATATCCATCCATAGCAAACCCAATATCAGCAGGTTTATTCAGCATAATTGCCCATGATCCAACAAACTGATAAAACAATTTTATTGCATGACCTTTTAATCTCCATTTAGCAGTTTCACCTCCATCATGTACAAAGTACATTGCAAGCATTTCATTACGGCTCATAACATCTAAAAATTCGGAATGATTACCTAATTCCATAGGATCATTAGGAGATGGTGTGGCAGTACAAGCTAACTTATATGGCGTATTTTTAAATGAATCTATTATCAATTTCTTTGTTTGGCCTTCAAAGTTTTTAAGAATAGATGATTCATCAAGTACAATCCCTGCAAATATTGAACAATCTATATTTTCAAGTTGTTCATAATTGCATATTTGTATCGGTGAAATTGCATCATACTTTTCCACATTAATGCCAAATTTATCGCCTTCCTTTATTGTTTGCCCGGCAACTGCCAAAGGTGCTAATATTAATACTGGCTTTTGAGTTTTTATAAATACTTGTCTTGCCCATTCAAGTTGCATTAAAGTTTTACCAAGTCCGCAATCTGCAAATATTGCGTATTTACCGGCTTTTAATGCTCGCTTTACAATAAACTTTTGAAAGTCAAATAAGTGACCATTTAAGGCATCTTCTGAAATTTCAAATCCTGAATTAACATGGGTTTTTTGTTTCCTTTGTAGGAATTGTAGATAATCTTTGTTCATGGTTTGTTTGGTTTTTTGGTTTACAAATATATGGGTTAAAAACTTATTTGATCTCTCTGTATATCAGCAATACTTTTAAATAGCTGAATCTCATTTTTAAAGTCCAGATCACAGGTCATAAGCGATCCATTCCGCTGCTTCATTATCCTTATCCTCCGCTTACCTTCATAACTTTGATCATTTGCCAGCTCGGCATCATTAGCCCCCCAAAGCATAAGGATCAGGTCGGCATCCTGTTCAATTGCACCTGATTCCCGTAGTGCTGATATTGGCGGTGGAACGTCCCATGTGCTATTTTTTACACCATCCCGGCTGAGCTGGGATAGGGCAATGATCGGAATTTCAAGCTCTTGTGCAAGGTTTTTAAGTTCCCGGCTAATGGTCGCAATCTCTTGTTCCCGGTTGTTTTTGCTTTCACCATGCATGAGCTGAAGGTAATCAATAACAATCAGGCCGATGTTGTGTTTCTTTTTTAACCGACGTGCCTTAGCTTTTAATGATCGTAAATTTACGGCATTAGCGTCATCAAAGAATATATTGTACCGGCTCAGGTTGTTGGCGGCTTCTGTTAGCTTTTTGTACTCAAAGTCCATCAAGCTGCCGGTCTGCAATTTATTCAGAAAAACATCCGATTGCGCTGCAAGCATTCTAAGGGCTAAATACGGCGCTTTCATTTCAAGTGACCATACACCTACACCTGCACCATTGAGGGCCGCATTTCGCACCAAATTAAGCGCAAACGCTGTTTTACCTACGGATGGGCGCGCCGCCACTATAATCAGGTCACCTGGTTGCCATCCTCTTGTACTTTTGTCGAGGTCTGAGAAACCTGATCGGATGCCAGTTATATGGCTTCCCGATGCTTTCCATTGATCTATCTTTTGTAAAGTGTTAACCAAAACATTGGAAATGTGTAAAACATCGGAGGTGTTGTTATTAGATAAGGTCATAATCTGCTTTTCGGCAAGGTCGATAAGTTCGAAGCAGTCTGTTTCAGGATCGAGAGCTTTGGCGGTTATTTCGGTAGATACTGATATTAGCTTTCGGAGGGTGTACTTTTCATGAACGAGCCGGGCATGGTTAACGATGTTTGCAGATGATACGATTGCATTGGTGAGCTTTACAAGTTCGTATGGTCCGCCGATTTCATCGAGGTGGCCGGCCTGTTTTAGTTCTTCGGTAACTGTCACAAGGTCAATCGGTTGATGTTTCTTTTGTAGGTTAAGTATGGATGTAAATATCTTTTGGTGAGCGGTGACATAAAAGCTATCCGGGGTTAGTAGTTCGGTCACTTTGTCGATGGCATTTGATTCGATCAGTATCGCTCCAAGTATAGCTATTTCAGCATCCTTTGCCTGTGGTTGTAATCCTTTCATGGTTTTAGATTTTGGGTTTCAAAGATATGGATTGCTTTAAATATTTGATAAACCACTTGCGGTACTATTGCATTGCCTCCTGCTTTGATTGATTCGTTTCTCCATTTAGAAAAGGTAATTCCGTCCAGTCGGTTGGAAAGCCCATCATTTCGAGTACAAATTGGGGAGACAGTTGGGAAGTTATGCCAGTTGTTAAATTCATTGATGCTATTGCATCTTCTAAATTCCCTTTGTTTCTGTTGTTTGAACAATTCCCCCCTTCCGCTCTCGACCTCGGTGTCGGTAGCATTCCATTCATTGCTAAGTCCTTTAATGGCGCGCTCCCGTTGTGTCCCTGATTCGATATTATCCTTCCCGATGATGTTATTTGTCGTGTGGGGTTTTGCATCATATCCATTGCCTGTGGCGTAGGCAACAAACCAAACCCTATCCCTTCGGTGTGGAGCGCCAACGGCCGCAGCTGGAAGTACATACGGTTGGACTTCGTACCCTTCAGCTTCCAAATCAGCTTGCACCTCTTCGAATACCATCCCTCCATTCCAATTAACAAAGCCGAGAACGTTTTCCCCCACGATCCAACGTGGTTGAATTTCTCGAATTGCTCTAAGCATGCTGGGCCACAAATGGCGCTCATCTTCTTTTCCGAGTCGCTTTCCTGCTGATGAGTATGGCTGGCATGGGAATCCTCCTGTGAGAATGTCAATTGCTCCTCTGTGAATAGTGAAGTCTGTTTTTGTAATGTCATTGTAACTAATTGAATTAGGCCAATAATGTTTTAATATTTTTTGTCCGAAAGGATTCCATTCGCAATGAAATACGTTTTCCCATCCCATCCATTCGGCTGCAAGGTCAAAACCTCCGATACCTGAAAATAGTGATCCGTGTTTCATGGTCATTTATTTAGCTGTTCAAATCTTTCCCTTTCGCGCTGCCATTTAGCTCTATTGGCTGCCGCTATTTTCTCATGTTCATCCATCTTTGGTTTATTTTCATCTTTAAACCATACCATCCGCATCTTCTGCTTCCAGTTTACTACCGGATTGCCTTTACTATCTTTCCAGTCTCCATCATTGTAATAGTTCCATGCCTTATCCGCGTTAGTATATCCATGTTCTTTAAAGAACTTATCAACCTCATCCAAAGATGGCGGAGCGAACTTTTCTTTTTTTGGTTTGCCCTTATTATTTTCATCTTTATTTATATCTTCATTTTCATTTTCATTTTCCATATGTTTAACATATGATGAAGATATGTTTTTTTTAAGTTTATTGTTTCTTCTTGATTCTGAATACTTTATACGTTTTATAGATTCTTCTTTTAATCTTTCATTAAAGTACTTACCATCAATAATTTTAAATTTAGAAAAAATATCTTCGTCATGTGACTTACATATGAATAACATATCTTTTTCACTTAACTCACCTTTTTGATGTTGTAAACAAAGTAAGCGGATATACTTACCTACCTGTTCATCTGTCATAGTTAACGTACCTGTTAAAAAGTCGCTGGTGTAAAATAAAAATGCTGGATCTTTTGCCATAAAAAGATTAACCCCTCCGGATTAAAGGCAGTCGCAGATGCCAGTAACCCATTGGGGCAAAAAGTTAAAAATGACGCTGCGACACATCAGTACCAAAATTAAGCTTTTGCTTTCATTTTAACAACTTTTTTTTCAATTGTAATGTCAGCAACTGCATCTTTCATGGCCTTAATACCTTTCGCATTGATACGATTAGAAACTAACCGATACTCAAACCATTCGCAATGGCTGCCATATTTGGTCTTACCTTCCATCTTAGTTCTGGTTAATACGACATTGAAAGGCTTTTCAATGAGCCGAATAGCTTCCCGGCTGACATTACTAATCCCAAAATGCCTATAAGCGTTCATGATCGACAGCTTTCCGCCGGCCAATAAATACTGAGCGAGTGCAATTTTACGTGTCATTTGATTTGGTTTTGTTTGTTAAAATATTCGTCTATTACTGATTTTATGTGGTCAAACCCACAGCCAAAGATAGCAGCATATCCAATCCGTTTCAATTCCTCCAAAGATTTTAACTGCTCCTGTACGTGTTTATCATTTTTAAAATGTCCCGATTTTTTTAAAATTTGTGACAAATCCTTTTTGATTTCAATTATCAATCCATGATACAACCGATTTGGATGCATGATAATCAGGTCGGGTATCTTATATCCTTTGCACCGGATGGCCTTTAATGCCTTTGCCATCCCGATGCTTACCCTTACTCCTGAGCTATCTGAAGTATAAATCACCTTTGGATATTGCAGGTCAAGGTATCGGCACACCTGTAAATGTATCTGCTTTTCAGTCATCTTTTAATTTTGAACTTTTATATTTTAATCTGTACAAAATCCTGCTTGGCATCCGCTTCCTGTTCCGAAAAAGAAGTCGGATTGTAAACCAATAGTTTTAATCTGTTTATAGTTCATTTCTTTCTTCCACTTCTTTTTTTCATTCTCCTGTTCTGCAAACCATTGCATCTTATTTGGTTCGTTATCCCAATTTTTACGAAGTTGCTGAACTTGTTTCCAAAAGCACCCTACGCAATTACTGTCAGGAGGATATGTTATTTTGCTTTGCTCTGCCCACTTGATTACTGTTGGATGAATTACTCTGTCATCTATAAGAGGAAACCATCCTTCCCTCCACTCAATCTCTTCCCATTTGTTTTTAGTTCCTCTCTTCCCAACTATTCCTTTGAATTTAATAGAAAAACTATCTGCTCTTTCCTTTTCATCATACCTAAATCCTATTCCCATCTTTACCTTTTCGCCTATATTTTTATACCACCAATCCCATATAGGCCTTAACTTCATTTCGGTAGTGCAGAATCTCCAAATTTGATTAGGTAGTCCTTTGCCTCCAGTCATCCTTCTGTTTACTCTTTCAAAAGAATCTCCAGTAACCCATATTATTTCTTTTCCTAGCACCTGCTCTAAATCACGGACAGCAAGTAGCGTGGTATCGCTTTCGGCTGTTGCAATAAAGTCCATACCAATCTTTTCTGAAACATAATTTACAAGACTAATGTCTTTTGGCTTGCAGTATTCTGCCTCTATTCTTACTAAAGAAAATATATTATAATCTGCTGGGTAATGAACAGACATATATGATGATGTTTTACCTCCTGATAAAGAATTGATTGTCTTCATGATTTATTAATTATGTTCTTTTAGTCTTGAATTTTCGGGAACAAAAGGAGTAATTTTGTAATCTTTGAAATAATGGATTATAGTCGTATGGTCACGGTTAAGAAAATTGCCCAACGTTTTAAAGCTGGCATTATGTACCAATCTCATGTGTCTGCAAAAGTGTACGCGGGCCATAACAAACGTATGATAACGTTCTTTTCCTTTTAAATTATCCATTGTTATGCCGTAGATATTACAGACATCTTCAGCGTTGGATAAAAGCATTTCATCGGATACGAAGCCGCCTACACGATATGCCCTTACCCTATCTTTAAGGTAGGCATCTTCATATTCCTGCAGGATATCTACAAGAACATTGTAAGCGGCCGGGATTAACGTGACCTCCAACAATCCACTGATTCTCTTTATTAATTGGTTTCTGGTCATGATTAGAATGGTAAGTCGGTTTTATCGTCAAAAACTGTTTTCGGTTTGTTGTCGAAAATATTGTCTTTTTTCATCATGTCGCTGATCTTTATGCTGATGAACTTACCTGATTTGCCTTCACGTATCCATCCGGCAATGTCTTTATCTTTGCCTTCAATGTTTACTTTGCCTTTGTAGTCGGGAGCTTTTTCATTTCCCTTTTTGTCGTTTTTAAACAGAACGCCGCTGTTTTTGTTGTCGTAGTTACTCATTGTGATATTTGTTTTTGATTATTAAACCATGTGATTGTTTCTCTATTCCCGGAAAGTGCATTTTGCATCATTTCCATTTTAACATCATTTAGAATCTTGCCTAATGTGTTATTTACTTCTTTTACAATAAGTGGCTTTCTTTTGCCAGTCAATAAACCATAAAGGTTTTCATTTAATGCTTCTCGCATCTCATTAGAGTTGGTAACTTTTGTGATCATGTTTGTAGTTTTTAATGAAATTTTTGGATAAGAGTGTTGTTAAATTTACTTTTTGAATATCAGACAAATCTGCGTAATCTGTTCTGTTGTGTCTTGTTAAATTATCTAAATTGCTTTCGAGGTATTTTTTTACATCATTTGAAAAGATATCTTTTTCTTCTATTGTATGATATGCTTTGCTAATATTTTCACGATATTGAATGTTATATTTTAGAAAATCAGAAAAGCAATGATGAATCCCAAAACAATATTCTTTACCTATGAGATCATCATAAATATAAGATACTTCTGTAATTATAGTAGATAAAGCATAAGATACATCATTTTGATTTTTTATAGATGATAATAAGTTAGATTTATCAATATTTGATCTTTGATATTTGTCAAATTTTTCCGGTTTGCCAATTTTTTTTGCAACGCTTTTAATCAAATTTAATTTAAAGTCTAAATGATGTTCCCATCCTTGATGACATGAACAATATATTATACAATAAAAATCGTAATTATATTGAAATAAAAAATATTTCGGATATGCAAAACCGCAATCTTCTTTATGCTCATCTATTGAAAAAGTTGTCATTTTGATTTATTGATTATAAAAATTGATTGACTGCATTTCAGTTTTAAGGGCCGACAAGATTGAACGGATAAGGTCGAGCTGATGTGTGGCCGCTGCATTGGTACGGTCTGCCAGTTCATAGTTATATTCCTCCATTGATACGGAAGCGGTAACATATTCTTTGAAGTTGGCAGGGGTTAATCTGTGGTTCTCCGTCATTAACTTATCAATGGTTTCTTTTTTCTTTTGCAGCAGATCACGCTTCGCCTGTGCCTTTGCAAGTCCGGTGTATGCTATCCATCCTGCTAACTTGGCACCATATTCAGTACAGGCCGCAATGCTTTCCAATGTTTGCGGAGTTACGGCCTGAAGCTGTGTATTGATTTCGGTAATGCTTAACTGATTCATTTTAATGTAACGGCTATTGATGTAGTGGATGATTTAGAAGGCGGATATACTTTAATGACCTCACCTGTCTCATTACTTACTATTTCGATACCTTCTGCCGGTACCGACTTTAGGAACTTCTCCCGCTCCTTTTGCAATTCTTTCCTTCTATTAATTTCAACTTCAATAGCTGACCATTCTTGATCTCCACATTTAGAATAATCGTACTTAACGCCGGTCTCCTTAATCTCCATCTTTGAGCCATTAAATTCAAATGACTTACCATGCTTCATGCCTTCGGTTAAGACATAATCTTTATACCTGGTATTTCCGGTTAAGACCTTAATAAAGTCTTCCATTGCCTTTACCTGATAATGAATGTCGAGCGGGTTAAGATCGCCGGCATCCATAGCTTCCACTATCTGTATTGCCAGCTCTTCCCTGTTTGCCTTACTTACGGCGAAGGCGGCCATGTTTTCTGCGGTTTGTAGTTGCATTGTATTTGGTTTTATTGGTTTGTTTTTATTTATCTAATATCATTCTCCATGACTTATCATTTACATTATCGCACTTAAACGAGAGCCGAAATGGTTTATCCTTTATTTTGATCTTATAAACATCGCATATTGTTTGGATAAGTGACATATTGCTTATGTATTTATTGCTGTCAAATTTGTATCCATTATACCTGTCCCCCTCAAAAAATACAATGCTTCCATATTCAATGCCGAATGATACATATTGCCATTTGAGGTTATTGCGGTATAAAAAATTGTGCATCCCTATCCTGTAAGATCGTTTAGCCTTTTGTCTATCTGTTGCGGCTGTGTAGTAAAAGTTAATGATAATGTCTGGCTCACCATCTCGGTTAAAGATATTAACAGACTTCCTTTTAGGTTTGATTAATTCAATCATAATGGATTAGCCTTTTTGGGTGGTTAATTCATTAATTCGCTTTTCTATCTTAATCAGGTCGGCCATAGCAGATGCATCATTGATGGACCTTTGAGCCGATGCGCGTTTCATGGCATCCGTAATATCCTGACATTTAAGAATCAGCTTGCTTTTATAATCTGTTAGATCGTCTTTGCCGTGTGTATTGGTAGCGTCTGCATCTTTGCTGTCATCCAATAAGAAAAGACCGGATAAAGCATATTTACGAGCGTATGATGAAGATGCTCCGAAAGCCTGTGCGATATCCATTCCTTTGCGGTTAGGATCAATGCCAGCCTGAGCGGTTACAATTACACTTTCATCATGATGGGAAAGTTTGGCAGTAGCTTCCACGTAAAGTATTGAGCCAGATGTCTGTACGCAATCGGAAAGGGTAAGCGTACATTCGTACTTTAATAGCAAAGGTTTAACGGATTCCAGTATATCTTCAGCATTGCGATAATTGTACTTACCGAATGAATTAAACTGGCTTTTTGGAGCTTTCAGTTCGCTTTGAATGTTTATAAGCTGCTTCATGGTTTTATTTGGTTTTAAATATTTTTAATACTTCATCAGATTCACATCTTTTGCCGGCGTAAAAAATATCAATCATAAGATATTTTACATATTCGGAATTATAGCTGAATGTCATTATCTTATAACCAAAAGTATCTGCATCTTCTAATGATAAGATGGTAAACTTATGAAGATCATCTTTTTTTTCAATATCTTTCCAATATTGTAAATGTGAAGGGGTAATTGCTATTGAGTCTGTAATAATCATTTTTTACGTTTTAATGGGTTGCGCACCCGGTTATTTTTAATGTCGTTCATGTAATCTTGAAACTGGACTTCGATGCCGAACAAGATAATTAAGGCGAATATGGCTATTATAATCATGATTGATCTTTAAATAGTTTATAAAGTGAAAGCGAGATTATCAATAAACATACGATCAAAAGTATCAGCATCATTGTTTTTCTCGTTTAAGAGTGAGATAATAGCTTGTAACAGGTCGTTGTATCTGGACTGATCAAATGTCATGCTTTCAGCGCGTGGCATGGTAAATCCCTGATAGATCAGCTTTCCGGCGGGTGTTTCAGATACGTGAAGCGTGATGGATGGGTAAGTACCTTTACCGTCAAAGGTGGGCCAGAATGTTTTGGCATCTGGGTAAAACTGGAGTTCGAAGGTTTGTAATTGCATTGTTTTAGGTTTATTTGTGAACAATTGTAGAGCAAATATAAACCTTTTTTTCACAAAAACAAATAATTTGAAAATATTTTTTTTTAATAGGTTATTTTAGTATCGTGTTATGCGGAGCGTGTAAATATTGGAATCAGAAAACTCAAAAGAATACGGCCATTG